ATGCCAGCTACTAAAGCATCAGTTTCAGTTTTAATTGGCGCAGAGCTGGGTAAATCTTTTAAAGGAGCTTTTGGATCTGCAAATAAACAATTATCCTCTCTTGGCTCTGCTATTAAAAAAGTAAGTGATAGAGCTGGGCAAATTGAAGCTTTTAAAAAATCATCCAGAGCTACTAAAGAAGCGGGGGTTGCTTATCGTGATGCTAGGCAAAAACTGAGCATCCTAAGCAAAGAAATTGCTAGCACCAACAGCCCAACCAAGCAGTTACAAAGTAATTTTAGAAAAGCTAAAAGACTAGCTGATCAAACAAAAAGATCATTTCTTGAAACTGCTAGCTCCACAAGGCAAATGGGCAAAGCTCTACGCTCTTCTGGAATCGATATTAAAAACTTTAATAAAGAGCAGTCAAAATTAAGTAAAAATCTTAATGTTCTAAAGAGACGCCAAGCAAGCTTACAAAATAACCAAAATGCTAAAGATGCAAATCTTGGTAAAAGAGCAAATTATCGATCTCAAATGGTCGATGCTGTCGCTCTTGGTGGAGCATTATATTCTGCTGTTCGTCCAGCTGTAGATTTTGAACTTGCTATGGCAAAAGTTGGCGCAATTACCAATGAAGCATCTGATGGTAAAGGATTTAAAAGCCTAACAAAGCAAGCAAGGGAGCTTGGCAGAACAACGCAATATACCGCAAGCCAAACCGCAGAAGCTATGCAATTTCTTGGTATGGCTGGTCTTAATACCAATCAAATTTTAGCTGCAACTCCAAGCGTTTTAAATTTAGCAATTGCTGGCAATATGGATTTAGGCAGAACTGCAGATATTACTTCCAATATTCTTACTGGTTTTAATATGGAAGCTGAACGCACTGGTGAAGTAGCTGATATTTTAGCTCAAGCAAGTAGATCAACAAATGTTAATGTTGAAATGCTTGGTCAAACCATGAAATTTATTGCTCCTGCTGCAGCGGCAGTTGGCGGAACTTTGAAGGAAACAGCAACATTGGCTGGAGTACTCGGTGATGCTGGAATTCAAGCATCAATGTCTGGTGTAATGTTAAGGTCAGCATATCTTCGTCTTGCAGCTCCTGCAAAATCAGGAGCAAAAGCTCTTGGTAAAATGAGAGAAGAAATGGGAGTTAGTGCAGAAGAAATGCCAGATGTTGCTAAAGAAGCTCTACTTGCTCAAAAAAGATTGTCAGGAATTGGTGTTAAGGTTTTTGATAATGGCAAGATGAGATCAATGGTCACTATTTTGAAAGAAATGTCCGTTGCCATGAAAGATGCATCTGATGAAGAAAAATTATCCACAATAAAAGATATTTTTGGAACAAGAGCAACCTCTGGTGCTTTAGCTATTTTTAAATCAGTAGAAACTGGCAGATTAGATGAGGTTGAACAAAAAATTAATAATTCTACTGGCGCTGCCAAGGAAATGGCAGATCGGTTAAAAAATACCACTGTTGGTGCATTTAAAGAATTTGGGTCAGCTATTGAGTCAGTTGGGATATCAATTGGATCTGTTTTACTTCCGGCCTTCGCAACTATCGCCAGAAAGGCAGCGAGTATTGCAGGAAGAATAAGCGTCCTAGCTGAAAAGTTCCCAGTTCTTACAAAATATATTGGTCTAGCAGTGGCAGGATTAATTAGTTTTAAAGTAACGGCAATTGCAACCGGCTATGCTTTCACCTTTTTAAAAGGAGGGTTTTTAGCAACTAAAGGCAGTATTATTGCCTTTAGAACTGCAATGACATTAATGAGTTTTGCTATTCCAACCGTGATTACCGCTATTAAAGCATTAGGAGTTGCTGTAATGACAAATCCAATCGGTTTAATTATTGGCGGAATTGCAATTGCTGCAGGAGTCCTAATTGCCAATTGGACTCCCGTTGGTGAATTCTTTAAAAATTTATTTAGTGGAGTTATTGGTTGGGTGCAAAAAGCATTTGCATGGGTTGGTAAATTATTAAAACCACTTGAGAAAGTTGCTGGCATTGTTGGTAAAGGATTTAAATCTGTAGCTGGAGTATTTTCTGATGATGAAAATAAAAGCCAAAAAATAGGAGATACCGTAAAAGAAATTGAGGATAGCTCTTTCTCTGATCAGCAATTATTAGAAACTAGCAATATTTCAAATATCGCTGGCAATAATTCCAGCTCAAATATCTCTATTTCTGCTCCAATTACCATTAATGCCAAAACTGACGCCGATGAGAAAACTATCGCCAATCAGGTGCGAATAGCAATTGATGAGGTGATGCATAAATTTGCAGTGAGAAAGCAAGCTCTTAATTACGATTAGTGATCAGATATGGCATTAGATTTTTTCAAAAATATCAGCAGTAAGCTAACTGTTAATAGCCTCCTTAAAATAGATATGATGATGATTTTGGGTGCTTATCGTTTTGCTGTCAAAAATTCTGCTTATCAAACCTTAAAAAGGCAAAGCGAATATAAATGGCAGGAAGTTAATAGGCTTGGAAGCAACCCAGCTATGCAATTTACTGGTTTTGGTGTTGAAACTATTGATTTAGAGGGAATTATTTATCCACATTTTAAGGGAGGATTAAAGCAAATTACTTTAATGAGGGCTCAAGCAGGACTTGGTAAACCTCTTTTTTTAATATCAGGAAATGGCTTTGCCTTTGGCAGATGGTGCATTTCAAAAATATCAGAAAATCAGAGTAATTTTTTAAAAGATGGATCTCCCAGAAAAATAGAATTTTCTATCACTCTAAAAAGATATGGCGAGGATAAAAAAAGAGGAACAAAAGGAATTATTCAAAATATTGCATCGAGCTTATGAGTATTATTTATGTAAGCAAAGATGGTGATGTTTTAGATCAAATTTGCCAGAATTATTATGGCAGTACAGCAAAAATAGTTGAGCAAGTTTTAGAAGCCAATCCTCATCTATCTGAATTAGATGCTGTTTTTGAATCTGGAGTAAAAATCACCTTACCAGAAATAACAATTCAAAAAGAATCTGAAATAGTAAAACTCTGGTCATGAAGCCAATATTTAAAGTTACAGCTGACGATAAAGATATCACCGATATTTTATCACCAAGATTAGTGTCTTTAAATATTACTGATGAAACTGGACTTGTTTCTGACAAAGCAGAAATCCTACTCGATAATCGAGATAATATTTTAGAAATTCCACCAAGAGGCACGAATCTTGAAATATCTCTTGGTTATGAGAATCAGGATTTAGTTTTGATGGGAAGTTATATTGTGGATAATATCGATCTATCCTCACCACCATCAAGGATGCGTATTATTGCTAAAGCCAGCAATACAAAAATCAAAGATTTAACCAATAAAATCAGATCACCAAAAAGTAGATCATGGCATGAATATAGTTTAGTTGGGATAGTCAGTAAAATTGCCAAAGAGCATAAATTCATATCTCTAATTGATGAGCATTTTGAGCAGATCTACATCGCCCATATTGATCAAGCTAATGAGAGTGATCTGTCATTTTTAACTAACTTCGCCAGAGATTATGATGCTTTTATCAAGTTCGTAGCAGGAAAACTAATCTTTGTCAAAAAGAATAAAGGCACAACCATTACTGGTAAAGAACTTCCAAAATTAGAACTTTCGACAAATCAAATATCTAGCTGGCAATTAAATATTCTTGATCGAGGCAAATTTGGTAAAGTTATTGCTAAATATCATGATTTTGCAACAGCAGAAGAAAAGAAGGTTATCTCTGGAACTGGTGAGCCTGATTATGAAATGCGCTACACATTCACAGATCAAAATAGAGCTTTGGAAGCTGCTAAGGCAAAATTAGCAGAATTTGAGAGAGGGATAAGTAAATTAGAAATCTCACTTCCTGGTAATCCTATTTTAAGTGCTGAGAGCAAAATAATCATACCAGATATCAAATATCTAAAAAATAAAGAGTGGATCATTGAAGCCATTACTCACGATATCAGTGATCAAGGCTATCAATCCACTATCAACGCTGTAGAAAAATTTTAAAATACCAAAAAATGCTCGGAAAAGAAGATAAGAAATTAAGTCAAATAACACTCACATCAATTGAGCTAGAGGAGCTTCTAACCAAAGCTTCAAAGCAAGGTGCAAAAGCTGCTTTAAAGGAAATCGGTCTGGATGATGATTTAGCCTATATGGATATAGCCAATTTGCGCGAATTGCTCAAGTCACTGCGAATGGCAAAGAAACACGCTTTTAAGGTTTTTATTCGGTGGATGATTTTTGGATTCATGACTCTGATTACAGCAGGATTCATTGCACTTATTGGTGATCATATAAAATTTAAATAAACAAAAAATGCCTCAATTTGGAAGAAGATCAAAAGAACAATTATCAAGCTGTCACCCAGATCTACAAAGGCTCTTCAACGAAGTAATCAAGCATTATGATTGCACAGTAATTGAAGGACATAGATCAAATGAAAAACAGCTAAAAGCATTTAATGCTGGTAAATCAAGGATAAAATCAGGTGGAAAGCATAACCGCTCACCATCTTTTGCGGCAGATGTGGCGCCATGGCCGATTGACTGGAAAGATAAAGATCGCTTCTACCACTTTGCAGGAACAGTTCAAGGAGTTGCAAAAATGCTCAACATAAAAATTCGCTGGGGTGGAGATTGGGATTCTGATAATGATTTGAAAGATCAAGCCCTATACGATTTACCACATTTTGAATTAATTGATTAACAAATATGACCAACAATTTTTTACAAGATTCTAAAGGAAATAAATCCTCCAAAAGATTATGGGGCTCAATTTTATTAACCATTGGAGTTATGTTCTCAGTAATTTTATTTGCTTACTCGCTTTATCAAGGAGCGGCAGATGCGGCAACAGCTCTTGGTATTATTAATATGTTTTTAATTGCTGGCGGAAGCTTGCTTGGCATTGGCGTGTTTGAAAAAGGAATAAAAAAATGATCGAAACAATAATTATCAAATCAGTGATATTTTTAGCAGGAATTTGTGCCGTTTTTGGCTTTGGTTTTTTTAAAGGCAAAAAATCAGCAGAAATAAAACAACTCAAAAATAATTTAGAAGATGCAACTAAATCTAAGAAAAGGCAGGTTAATCGTAGGAATGATAATATTTCTACTGTTAAGCGCAGGATGCAAAAGTACATCCGTAAATAATCTTTGCCTTTGGGCAAATCCTATCACAATAACTGAACCTGAGTTAAATTCTTTAAGCGAGGAGACCCTTCGTCAAATTGATAATTTTAATCAGGAATTTGAGGAAAGATGTGGAAGTTAG